TAGGAACACTAGATGAATTGTCCTCAGTTAATTTACATGATTTTGGCATATTTATTGAGTTAGAACCTGATGATGAAGAAAAAGCCATGTTAGAACAAAATATACAAATGGCTTTACAAACTCAATCTATTGATTTAGAAGATGCTATTGATATTAGAAATATTAATAATTTAAAATTAGCTAATGAATTATTAAAAAAACGTAGAAAACAAAAACAACAAGAAGATCAACAAATACAACAAGCTAATATACAAGCTCAAGCTCAAGCTAATGCTGAGCAAAGTGAAAGATCTGCTTTAGCTGAAACTCAAAAACAACAAGCTTTAATTGAATCTCAATTACAACTAGAAAAAGGAAAATCAGAATATGAGATTCAAAGAATGCAAATAGAACTTCAATCAAAACAGCAATTAGCTGAACAACAATTTAATTATAATATGCAATTAAAAAAACTTGAAGTAAATGCAATGCAAGAAAAAGAAAAAGCTATTGAAAATAGAAAAGATCAAAGAATAAGATTACAAGGAACGCAACAATCAAAAATGATACAACAAAGACAAGATAATTCATCTGCTTATAACTTTGATGAAGAAGGTGAAGGAAGTGGATTTGGTATAGAACAAATGTTACCATAAATTCCAATTATTAATTATTATATTATATTATGTCAGAAAAAACAAAACAAGCAGAACCAGAGGTTCAACAAGAAGGTGACTTTAAAGTTAAAAAGAAACCTAAAAAATTATCTTCTAAAATTGAAAATACTACTAAAGTGGATTTTAAAAAACAAGAAGAAGAAGCGATAGAGGAAAAAAATAAAAAAACACAAGATGCCATACAAAGGGAAACAGCTAGCAGCATGCAAAGCACAGGAGAGGAAAGCGAAGAAAGCGGGAAGGAGACCAAAGTGGAAATGTCACACGAAGAAGAAGAAGAAAAAGTAGATAAAAATGTTATAGAGCAAAACGTTGTTATTGAAGAAGTTGAAGAAGATAAACAAGATACTGAACAAACAGAAGAAAAAACTGCTGAAAAAGTAGTTGAAGAAATAAAAGAAGAAAATGAAGAAAATCCAAAATTAGAACTACCTGAAAATGTTGAAAAGTTAGTTAACTTTATGAAAGAAACAGGTGGGACGTTAGAAGATTATGTTAATTTAAATAAAGATTATTCTAATTTAAATAATGAGGATTTATTAGTAGAATATTATTTACAAACCAAACCACATTTAAATCACGAAGAAATTAATTTCTTATTAGATGATCAATTTGCGTGGGATGAAGAAGTAGATGAAGAGCGAGCTATTAGAAAAAAGAAGCTTGCTTTAAAAGAAGAAATTGCAAAAGCCAAAAACTTTTTAGAAAGTTCAAAAGATAAATATTACGAAGAGCTCAAGTTGAAACCTTCGATATCTAATGAACAACAAAAAGCTATGGATTTTTTCAATAGATACAACAAAGAACAAGAGGCGAGAAAACAAGATCATGAGCAATTTAAAAATATAACAAATAAGTTTTTTTCCAATGAATTCAAAGGTTTTGATTTCAATATAGGAGAGAAAAAATTTAAATATAAAATTAATAATGCTAGTGATATTGCTAACTCACAATCAGATTTAAATAATTTTATTGGGAAGTTCCTAGATAAAAACGGAAAAATTAATGATTTAGAAGGTTATCATAAAGCCCTTTACGCCGCTAGAAATGCTGATTCTTTAGCAAAACATTTTTATGAACAAGGTAAAACCGATGCAATTAAAGATGTTACAGCTAAGTCTAAAAATATAACAAATGAAGTACGCTCTGCGCCTTCAGGTGATATATATATAAATGGAATGAAAGTTAAAGCAATTTCTGGTGTCGATAGTTCTAAGTTAAAAATAAAAACAAAAAAATAAAACTTAAAACTCAAAATTATGGGATTTGCAACAAACGGGAGTTTTCCCGCATCAATTACCCCAATGCCGTCAAAAGTTACAATGCCTGGAAATTATATTGATTTTCAAGATGCAGCTTTTGATGCTTGGACACAACAGTATCTTCCTGAACTTTATGAACAAGAGGTTGAAAGATACGGAAATAGAACTTTAAATGGGTTCTTAAGAATGGTTGGCGCTGAAATGCCAATGACATCTGACCAAGTTATTTGGTCTGAACAAAATAGACTACATGTCGCTTATGAAGATGTAACTAGAGTAGGTAATACAGTTACAGTAATAGGAAATAACGCTCTTAGAGTTAACCAAACTGTGGTTATTTCTAATGGATTTACAACTGCTAAATGTATTATATCTGAGACTCCAGCTGCACAAACTGCTACATTATTACCTTATACAGATGCTAGTTTAACTGCAATATTTGGTGCTGGTGTTACAACTGGATTCAAATTATTTGTTTATGGTTCAGAATTCTCTAAAGGATCTGAAGGAATGATCAAAGCTATTGAACCTAATGTAACTACTTACCAAAACTCACCAGTTATAATTAAAGATTTCTACGAAGTGTCAGGATCTGATGCTGCTCAAATCGGATGGATTGAAGTAGCAACTGAAGATGGAACTTCTGGATACCTTTGGTATTTAAAAGCTGAATCTGAAACACGAATGAGATTTGAAGATTACCTTGAAATGACATGTGTTGAAGGTGAATTAGCTGCTGTTGGTTCTGGTGCTATTGGTTTAAATGCCGATCCAGCTAACTACCCAGACGTTTGGAGCACTAATGTTAATCCAAAGGGTACACAAGGACTTTTTGCTGCTATCGAAGATAGAGGAAATGTTTGGAATGACTTTGCAGGTGCTGCAGCTCCAGGTTCTGGTGCTATGGGTGATTTCGATGAAATACTTAAGCAATTAGATAAACAAGGTGCTATTGAAGAAAACATGTTATTCTTAAACAGAGCTACTGCTCTTGATTTTGATGATATGATTGCTGCTCAAGCTGGTGGTGGTTATGCTTCAACTCAAGCTGCTTCTTATGGTTTATTTGATAATGAGGCTGAAATGGCACTTAATTTTGGTTTTTCTGGTTTTAGAAGAGGTTCTTATGACTTCTACAAAACTGACTGGAAATATTTAAACGATGCAACTACTAGAGGTTTAACTGAAGACATCGATGGTGTAATGGTTCCTGCTGGTACTTCAACGGTTTATGATCAAATGTTAGGTGCTAATATTAGAAGACCTTTCTTACACGTTAGATATAGAGCTTCAGAAACTGAAGATAGAAGATTTAAATCTTGGATCACAGGTTCTGTTGGAGGAGCATATACTTCATCTTTAGATGCTATGCAAATCCACTTCTTATCTGAAAGATGTTTAGTTACTCAAGCCGCTAATAACTTTGTATTGTTTAAATCGACTGTATAATTTATAATTATTAACCTTTTAAACAATAGAAAATATGGCAAGTTTAATTAATATACCTTACGGCGGAACAACTGTAATGCCTGGAGATAATCCAGCTAACTTAGCTGTAAATGTTGATGGGGTCTATTCCGTTGTAATCGATGGAACAGATGGCATTAAGTTATACTATGATCAATATGACGCAACAACACCTGCGCAATATTTAAATGTAGTATTAAACTTTAAAGGTGCTAACTCAGTAACAGCAGCCGACGTTACAGCTTTTGCTGACATGGTCGTTGAAGCTTCTCAAGCAGAGAATAGCATTCCCACTTTTGAATTAGCTGGGGATGACGGAACAGATGATTATCATTTAACTCAACTGACTCCACTAACACTAACATCTGGAGCTCCAGTTTAAAAATATATAGATATGAGTAATTTATTAAAAATAGCTATGTTACAAACTGGTTTAGATTTAACTGCAGGCGGTTTAAAATCTTCTGTAACAACAGATGTAACAGGTGGAAGTACGGGAACATTTGCTGGATTAACTGTAGCTGATGGTGATTTAACAATCGCTGATTCTGAAGGAAATGCAAAATCTCTAGAACAACCCTGCACATTAACCATTGTGCGAGCTGGCGCTGGTATAGGTGGTGCTGGTGGTAGTGCTACAGCTACGGTAGCTGGTGAAGGATTTGCTGTTGGTGACACTATTACTATAGCAAAAGCTTCTATAGGTGGTCCGGCAGCAGATGCTGTTATCACTTTAGTCGCGGCAGATTTACAGTCTGCTACAGTACCTGCAAATAGATATATTCCTGTAGAGGATATATTATATGTAGTACCATTAAGTACAACTACAATTAGATTGTGGATGAAAGATGGCGCTAACGCGGGGACAGGTTCTTCTTATCTTGTAACATTTAGTAATGCTGCAGATTCAATTGATGCTTTAGCTGCTTTTGCTAGTGATAGCGTAATGAAAGCTGTTCAAGCTGAAAACAGTATTCCTACCGCAAGATTTGGTGGAGGAACATATCCTATTAAACCTATTACAATAGTAATGGATTAATAACACAACAATAAGATCCCACTTCGGTGGGGTCTTTTTTAATTATTATATTATATTATATTATGGAAACAAAACAAAAAAAAGCTTCTGCTCCCAAGCAAGAGGTTAAAAAAGATAATTGGGAATACAAAGATAGAAATTATTTTCTTAAAGGAAATAAAGAACCTCTTACTTATAAATTAGGTTCTAGACATACTCCTAGACACAGTTTATTATGGTTTGATAAAGAAAAAGGATATCAACGAGAACTAAGATATGCAACAAATCAAAAATCAGTTTTTGTAGATGAACAAGAAGGACCTGTAACTTTAGCACATATTATATTTAAAGATGGTGCTTTAAGCGTTCCAAAAGAAAAACAAAATTTACAAAAATTGCTATCTCTATATCATCCAGCAAAAGGTCACTTATATGAAGAATTTGATCCAGTTGTACAAGCAAGTGATGAATTAGAAGATATAGATATGCAATTAGATGCTATGAATATAGCAAAAACATTAGATCTTGATCAAGCAGAAGCAATATTAAGAGTAGAACAAGGGTCTTCCGTTTCAGATATGAGTTCTAAAGAAATTAAAAGAGATATACTTTTAATGGCTAAAAAAAATCCAGGAATGTTTATTTCTTTAGTAAATGATGAAAATGTAATTTTAAGAAACTTTGCTATTAAAGCAACGGAATTACAAATCATTAAATTATCTCAAGATCAAAGGACATTTCATTGGGGAACAAATAATAGAAAACTAATGACAATTCCATTTGATGAAAACCCTTATTCAGCTATAGCTAGTTGGTTTAAAACTGATGAAGGTGTAGAAGTTTATAAAACAATTGAGAAAAAATTAAAATAATAAGTGATTATAATTAAGGCGGCTATGCGGCCGCCTTTTTTTAAAAATATCTATATGGCAATAAATGTAAATACAGTTTACACTACAGTTTTATATATTCTTAATAAAGAACAACGAGGATATATAACTCCAGATGAATTCAACAAATTAGGTACTCAAGCGCAATTAGAAATATTTGAAAACTATTTTGAAGAATTAAATCAACAACTTAGAGTTGGTGGTAATAGTAGTCAATATGCGGATAGAGTGAAAAAGCTTCAAGAAAAAATAGATAGATTTTTTACAAGTGAAGCGTTAAACGTTACGCAAGGTGTAGGTGAATATTGGGCAGTAGCAAATTTAACTACATTAGGTTCAGGTAATACAGTTCATAGATTAGGAAATATAGAATACACAGAGCATCGAGACGCTAATATCTCTGTAAACGAACTCCCAGTTCAATTAGAAGAAGTAACTCAACAAGAATTTAATTTAGCCCGCCGATCTAAATTAACAAGACCTAGTTCTTCATGGCCCATGTTTTATATTGTAGATACATTTGTACGAATATTACCTGCGAATGTTAGTTCTGCAGTCGTTCCGCGTAAAACGTATACAATAAATTATATTAAAAAACCTCAAGATCCAATATGGGGTTATACAATAAATGGAGCTACAGGAGCGTATATTTATGATAAAGCAGCTTATGCTCCAGGTCCTCCGCCTAGTGGTTCTCGAAATTTTGAAATAGATGATACTGATCAAACTGATCTTATTTTAAAAATATTACAATATTGTGGGGTTATAATACGAGATCCTCAAATAGTACAAACTGCTACTCAGTTAGCTCAAATAGATGACGTTAACGAAAAATCATAACCTATGGCATTATTAAGTGAAACTAATGAACAATACTACGCTGGTCAACAAGCGTTTATAGCTGCAGCTGCAGATACTATTTTTGTATGGACAGGTAATACAACTTTAGTTGCAACTACAGCTACTAGTAATACCAACTTTAAAGTAAAAGTAAATAACGTAGTATGGACTGAAGTAAGTGTTGCCCCTGTAGGTAATCAATATCAAGTTACTAATACTAATGAAATTACTACTCCAGCTATGGCAGGTGGAGAAGTAGTAGTTATTGAGTTACTAGATAGTGCTAAATGGGATAATTATGGAAGTTATTCATATATTAAAATGAATGACGTAATTGATAATTTTTTAGTAGGATATGTAGGGGAAGGAAAATTAATTACTAATGTAAAAAGAAGTGATGTACTGTTTCATGCTAAAAGAGGACTACAAGAATTTAGCTACGATACTCTTAAATCTATAAAATCTCAAGAATTAACTATACCTGAGTCCCTGTCTTTAATTATACCTCAAGATTATGTTAATTATGTAAACTTTTCATGGATAGATGATTATGGAGTACAACACCCCATATACCCAGTAAATAACCTTACGGATAATCCGTACACTGTTCCTCTTCAAGATGCAAAAGGAATTCCTACTCAAGATAATTTAGGTAAAAATACTGAAGGAACTTCTATTACTAATGAAAGATGGAATACAGCAAATGATAAACTTATAACAGGAGATTATGATTGGGATTATTATAACGCAGGCGTATATGATTGGACATGGGATAAAGTAGCTTATGGACAAAGATATGGATTAGATCCTCAAACTTCTCAAAAAAATGGATGGTTTAACATTAATGAAAGAGAAGGTAAATTTAGTTTTAGTAGTAATTTAAAAAGTAGATTAATAATATTAGAATATATATCTGATGGATTGTCAGTAGATTATGATATGCGTATTCCTAAATTAGCAGAAGAAGCTATTTATATGCATATAATATATAGTATATTAGCTAGTAGAATAAATATTCCAGAATATATAGTTCAAAGATATAAAAAAGAAAGAAGATCTGCTTTAAGAAACGCAAAAATCAGATTATCTAATATTAAACTTCAAGAAATTATTCAAGTAATGAGGGATAAATCTAAGTGGATTAAACATTAATTAAATGGCAGAAATTAGAAATAACTTCATCAAGTCTAAAATGAACAAAGACTTAGATGCAAGATTAGTGCCCTCTGGGGAATATAGAGACGCATTAAATGTTGCAGTAAGTAAATCAGAAGGTGATGATGTAGGTGCTTTAGAAAATATATTAGGTAACTTTGGTTTAACAGATTTTGGTTTAAGTTCTATAACTAATTTAGATATAATTGGAACTTATGCTGATTTAACTAATGATCGCTTATTTGTCTTTATGACTAATTATGTTGATACTTCAGGAGATAAACTTTCTAATTTCGCTTCTTCTAATGCTCATTGTTATATTGGTGTTTATAATACTTCTACAACTACAGCTAACTTATTAGTAAGTGGTTATTTTTTAAATTTTTCTAAAACTCATCCAGTATTAGGTATTAATCTCATTGATGATATTTTATTTTTTACAGATAATAGAAATCAACCTAGAAAAATAAATGTTTCCTCAGCACTAGCAAACTCTTCTTATTACACTTTAGAAGATCAAATATCAGTAGCTAAATATTATCCTTTTTCTCCTATAGATTTATATAGAAACCAAGTAACTAGTTTAACTGGTTCATCTTTAGGAGCTTCATATACAGCTGAAGATAATGTTGCTACTACAGGAGGAACTGGTAGTGGCTTGACAGTTAACATTGTTAATGCTAATGGAGTAACTAATACAACTATACATAGTCCGGGATATGGATATACCCAAGGT